TGCGCAGATGTGGATTCACCATGTGATATACGCCTACCCTGATGACGACGGCATTGGTCGGTATGGCGGCCTTGAAGGTACAATTCTTCAGATTTACGGGTGGGAACGCGGACGTGGTCCAAAACCAGGACTAGCAAACACTTTGCAATTGGCGCATCTGACCAAGGGACTCATACCTGTTAGTAACGTAGTTACTAATGACCAAGTTATCCTTACGTTTGATGTTGGTCATCCATCTCCGGGAGTAACAGTTCGGCGCGTGTTTACTTGGATGGCCACAAGCAAAACGAAAACGGTAAATCTGCCGTGGTTGCGTGACCTTTATGGGAATTCAATCTCCCCGACGTTTTTGACTGACTCTGTAGGATGGTACGAAGTGACCAATGCATTTGCTAGAGGCGGGCTCATCGGTAAACTGCCAACTGTTCGTGTCAATCCTCTAACAGCAGCCAATCCTTCATGGTGATTATTATGAACACGTCACAGCTCCATCTAATCCATAATAGTTGAGATAATTTTTATATGAATATAATAAAACGATACCTTGCATATCTTATAATAGTCGCTCTGCTTACCTTTGTTGGTAATGCACAAGCGGTAATTTACTCTGTGATAACCAACACAGGAACTTTCACCGTGTCAGTGACACTTGACACCACCGAAACCAACGTCCCAATCAATCATATGATTCTCGGATCAACCCAAACGAACGTAGTGGTTGGTGATGATGGCACAACGCTGTATATTGCTCGCTTTTCGGCATGGACGACGAATGGCGTAACGAATCTGCCGTTTTCTGGCAGAACTCTGTTTGACGCCCAGACCAATAGAGTTTCGTCGTTGACCACCAACAAATCGTATTGGAACGAGTCGCGCGACGCGTCGATGGGCGACTTTAATCGCTGGTATCCAGGCAACAACCCAACGAATTGGCTGGCAGCAGCGGTTTCGGCCATCAACGGCACGACCGTTCTTTGCTGGCAAAATTCTATGGTGCGAACTGGAATGTGTCGGATTGCGAAGCGCGATACAGGTATGTATAAAGCGGGGGAGACTGTAGATTTAATGAGTCAGGACAACTCGGCCTTAACGGTCTACACCGTCATTACGGGAAAGTGTCACACTGTTTTTTCTGGTGCTTCCCCCGCGGCAATAACAAATCTTCCCGTTGGTTTTTACTTTGCAGAGAACAGCGATGATCGGATCCAGTTTATTGTCTTGCCCGCAAATTATCTTCCGGCGCCATGGTTTATGACAGAAGGCCCGATCGCGGCGGGTGAAGTCGGGACGATGGTTGGTATCTTTACCAATATGAACCCGTCAATTCTGCGGATTCATTACGGCCACAATTGGTCAACTCTTCAAACAAATGGTGTTCCTGCTGGCGAAGACCCCGCGACGTGGGATTGGAATTACTGTGTTCCTGGTAACTGCGGGCCGCATATGGAAGATTCGATCAACTATCTGCCTAATGGAATTACCAATGCTGGCTCAACCAGAGAAATCATCCTTCATGCTGAGTCGGCACCCGTCTATTACGCGACGAACACTTGGGCGGAGTTCGCACGCGGTTGGACAAACTATGTCGGCGCGCTGATGACTCATTTTAAGACGCTGGCTGACCAAGGCCGGGTTTATCTGGAGATTTTGAATGAGCCGTGGTATGAGACACAACTGAACTCGCCCAATCTCAAAGTTCGGATACCATTCGACGCGACTGGCTGTCCCACAATGGATTGGGGCGACCCTGATTGTGGGCAAGCCTACACCAACTGGCTGAATCGGATTTGCGATCTTGTCGAGACGACCATGTATGTGAAGGCAGCCCTTAACAGTAATGTTAAAATCTATACTCCCTCAACGGTATCTGCCTATTTAGATCTATTTCGCATGATGGGGACGCGGGGTCTGACGAATCGAATGGCGGGCATCTCTTTCCACGACGGCGACCTAGATAATGCCCCCGTTGACTTCTACTACCCGTGGTGGGAAGCCTATAAATCTTGGGCGTTTACTCCATATACCACTCATGTAGCTTATGTGCAGGCTATTTCAGCTACTATGGGTACTGTCCCGTTGTTCGTGGATGAAACTGAGTATAGTGCCCGGTCAGCGACTCTGGATACCCCTTATAGCAAAGTTCCCACACATCGCTATAATGGGTCGGGCATAGATTGGCATACAGGGGAACAGAGATTGATAAAAAATGCACTGATTTTACTTGCCTATAATATGCAGATGTGGAATGGCAATATGAACATTATTGGCTGGCCGAATGAGTCTCCTCCTTACACTGACCTAGAACAGAGTTGGAATCAGTTCTCTGGATTTGAAGTGGGTCATGGTCCAAAACCACAGACTGGCGCAATATTTATGTTAGCAACATTAACTCGTGGGTTAAAACCTCTCGATTTTGTAATTACTAATAGACAAGTTATTGTTACATTTAAAGCTCATAATTCAGTTCCAGGAATATCCATTAAACGCATTTTTACTTGGGCAGCAGAGGGTGAAACACAATCTGTGTCGTTACCATCATTGAAGGATATTTATGGAAATAAATTGTCAACATCAATTCTTACTGACACTGTTGGGGTTTATGATATTACAAATTTGGTGGGACGCAGCGGAATTGCTACATATGTTATAGATCCTGTAATTTCTCCTCTTCCGTGACATTATTTCATTGCGATAATATATCAATTAAAACACATAAAACATTATATTTATAGGCATATATGTCTTTATCATTTAATTCTGAAATCTTCACGGGTTCAATAACAAACTATTGTATTAGCGGTTCTGTTAGTGGGCCGTTTACTGGTTCAATTAATGGTTTTACTGGCAGTCTTACAAATTTTAATGGTATTATAAGTGGATATATATCAGGAAGTTATGCGTTATCATCTAGCCAGTTTGTTGTTGAAAAACGAAGAGTATTACAACGAAGTCTTTTAAAGTTTGATTTAACTGAGATTTCCAAGTCTGTTACCACAGCTGAGATAGCTAATCCTAAATTTATATTAAATTTGAAAACCACGGATGCTTCAGCGTTGCCCCTTACATATAAAATATATTGTTATCCGTTAAAATGGCCATGGGAGATGGGAAATGGTATATATGCATTTGGTGGAAGTGAGGCGGGTGTAAACTGGGTATTTACAAACTGGCCGGATACTTCAAGTGTGTGGTATCCAAACATTGATACATCATATGTTCCGGATGAGAATTATTTGGATTATCCGTCTACTGCATCATTTATGATGGGCGGTGGTCAGTGGTATTATATTGTACCACCAAATTTTATTTTTCCATCGTCAAGTGTTCAAACCACATTTTTTGATACACCAGCTTCTACTTTTGAATCGGTATATTCTTCAAGTTTACAGACTAATTTGACTTCTAGTTTTTATAGTATATTAAGTTCAAGTTTGAATTCTGTGCTGACCAATGCCCAATTAACAAACGCGAATATACAAAACTCATATACATTCTTATTAAATTTAACGGATTCAATTTATAACAATGTAACATCAAGTGTAAATGCAACTACAGATCCATCGTCAAGTCTTGAAGTAAGTGCTAGTGTTTGCTTTTTATTAGCACTTTCTTCTAGTTTACAATCATCTTTATATCCGGTGCAATTTTCCAGTTCATTTGCGTCAGCTTCATATTCTTATATTTTAACGATATCAAGCAGTTTGTCTAGTTCAATATACAGCGAATTATATGCAAAATTAAATCAACTGGGAGCAACAAATTTGTCAAATAGTCTTGTTGCTTTAACTGCATATAATTTCTACACTAATTACTATAATAGTTTATTTCAAGAATTAAGTACTAGTTCAAATCATTGCTTTGTATTAACATCAAGTCTTTCTCAGTGTGATCCGAAATATGCGGGAGCATATGCGGAATATTTAAATACTTCTAGTTTACTAGCAGGACTGAAAACTGAATATTTAGGATTTGTATTAGCTGATATATCTCCGTATATATTGTCTAGTTCCACAGCGGTTTTACAAACACAATTTTCTTCAAGTATTTTTAACGCATTTTCTTCTAGTTTTATGTCATATTTTAACGCGGGTATACAATCGGTGGAAAATTACACTTATAATCAAACCACTGGTAGCACGCCAAGTTATTATGTGTCTAGTTATTTTTCTTCGTTACAATCATCTAGTTCATTGATATGTTCACAGAGTTTTGATTATTATCAAAAGTCAGATATAAAGATGGACATAACTAATATTTGTAAGGCTTGGATGGCGGGAGCGGTACAAAATGCGGGTCTTATTCTAATAAGTTCAGAAGAAATAGCAAATGGTGATACTAACGGAAAATTAAAATTCTTTTCTAAAGAAACCAATACGATATATACTCCATATATTGATGTTCAATGGGATGATTCATCATTCTCAACTGGAGAGCTTGCTCCTATAACTTCAAGTGCTGGAATAGCTGTTTCTATTAAGAATTTAAAGAAAGAATATAAGTTTGGTTCGATGGTTAGATTTGATATATTTTCAAGGGATTTGTATCCAAAAAAATCATTTTCCAGATTACAAACTGTATATTTAGACACAAAATATTTGCCTACTTCCAGCTATTATGCTATTAAAGATATGGAGAGCGATGAAAATGTTGTAGATTTCGATAATTATAGTAAATTAAGTTGTGATGAAAATGGAAATTACTTTAAACTGGATACTACTGGTCTACCTCAAGAAAGATATTATAAGGTTTTGATAAAAGTTGTAACGGATAATTTTACCGAAATATATGATAGTAATGCTATATTTAAAATTGTAAGATAATGAGCGACAACTTAAATAAATTTAATGTAGATATATCAAGTTTCAGAAATGATTCTTTGATTTATGTTTATAGTTTTGATTCTGTTGGTAATTTGTTTTTTAAAGATAGTGGTGAAATTTTTAATCAAACCTTTTTGAAGAAAAATAATTTTAATTATTCTTATGATGAAACCAAATTATCCCAATTTTATACTTTAGATTTTGAAGAATTTCTTCCTGGAGCAGCATCTGATGCGCCTTCTGTAGATTTTTCTGCGTTGGTAAGTTCTTTAAATGACCAAGTACAATCATTACAAGATCAACTTTCTGCGGTGGGAATAGATTCTGCTGTAGTAGCTGATTTAATTGCTAATTCTAATAATGCAAGAGATGTTATTATCTCTTTAAGAATACTTTTGGGTCAAGGTACAACTGAAGCGGATTTTTCTGAAGAATTTCCATATTTACCATTGAACGCTCCTGCGCCGGCAACGGGTTCGAGAGAACCAATTGTATTTCCCACAGGATCGGCGCAGATTTCTGCTAGTAATCCATTAGCCATATTCGATTTGAATTCAGATTTCATATTGGATAAAAAAGAAATTAAGAATATACAGCAGCAATATAAGATAGGAAATCCTGTTTTATTGGACACTTTAAAAAGGAAAGACAATACACTTCCGCTTTCCAAGACTGATTTACAGTTTATTATTGACACATTTTACAGAAATGTAGCAAAAATAGAGACAAAAACATCATTGTTATCAAAATTTGATGTGGATGGTAATTTTATGTTGAGTAAAAAAGAAATAAAGACATTAAAGAAACAGTATAAGATAGGAAATCCTGTGGTCACTTCTTTTAATACTGATGGCAAGAAAGGCCTTTCTAAAACAGAATTACTTACTCTTGAAAGGGCTATATTAACCCCTCCGTCATCATAAAAGTTTATAATATTTGATATATATTACTGGCCGTTATGTTACCATTTAATATATTAGAAGAAAAAGCAAATCAAGTCAACAAAATTAGTTATTTGTCTGCACTTGAAAGTTCTACGGTTTTGCTTAGCGATACCAACGAATTGTTTTTTGGAAATGATGAAAATAGTAAAATTTATTTTGGCTTATTTAACAATAAGCAAGAAAAGATTTCATTTTCAATCATAACCGGTTCACACATACCACAAAATGTTCAATACAGATATGAAGATATAGATGGAAATATTTTCATAGATCAATTTTCTTATTACAAAAATAATTTTATACAAGACAAAGAAAAAAATCTTTTGATTGATATAAGTGAATCAATTAAAAGTGCTGGCAATACATCTTCTGATGTTTTCTATGTTTTGATAGATCCTATTATTGATTTATTTTCTTTTAGTTCTTCACTTTTAATAAAGGAAATAAGTAATTCTAGAAAAGAAATCAAATTGGTTAAAAACTTTTCTCAAGAAAATGTAAATAGTACCGTTACACTTTCCGTTGAGGGTGAACAGATTTATCTAAATGGTTCTACTGAGGTCAATCTATTAAAAGGAATTGTATATAATATAAATGTATTAGTTCCAACTGATAATTTTGAGAAAATTGCTTTTAGTTTGACTCCTGATGGTGCGTTGTTTGTTGGTGGTGTCGCATACACAAAAAATATATTATACAAAACATCAAGAGGACAAATTGTATTAGATGCAACCGATGAAAGTTTTCCATCCGTTTTATATGTTTACAATAACACCTTTACCAATTCTGGTGTAAAAATTAATTTCTTGGATAAGATAGATGATGCGGTTCTAAAATTAAACACTGAATTTTTAGCATTAGACGCGAAAAACTTTTTATACAAAAGAATCTATCCATCTATGGATTATTATTTGTCTTCGTTTAATTCTAATAGAGCATTAAATACTGCCAAAAAAGAAAATGCAGAAAAATTAAACTCATTGTATACTTTATTTAATTTAAAAAGTGAAAATCAGTTGTTTGATTTGATTAATACGATATATTACGGAGAATCATTTTTTGATAATAAACTAAGAAAGCAAATAAAATTTACTGGCATCAAAGAATACATCCTGAATCATATAAAATTTAATTATGAATTTATAGGTGATTATGCTGAATTATCCTCTCAAATAAACGCAATAAATGTATATACTGTAGATAAATGGCTGTTGTTAATCAACCCCAATGCAACGCAAACATATTCGGATATAAAATTATACTCTGATAGTTTGTCTTTTTTAACAAATTTATTTAATAACTTTTTATTGCTATCGCAGATTTTTCTTAAAGCGGACTATATAGAAAAATTTCATTCTCCATTGAAAACCGCGCTTCATTTTGATGAAGAAAATATGGCATTGTTGTTGAATTCTAGGGTGGATTATTCAGATCCGGCCAATTTGGAATATGTTGTAAAGCTTAAAGATCCTCTATCAGATGCTTATGATGTTGGTACAGTTTGTGGCGCAGTTAATATTTCTATTGAACCATTTTTTCAAAAAATTAATTATGCACAGTTAATTCAAAAGAAGGGTATAAGATTATCTGGACCAAATTTTTCAATAAATATAAGTGATAAAACATCTCTTGATAAAGTTACAAAATATTACACGGCAGAAGAACTAAATGCTGATTATAATGTAAATAATGAAATTTTATTATCAAAAAACATAAAACAATTTAACATAGACTATACAGATTTTTCCAATTTTGTTGTGTTTTCTTCTGCGCATATTCGTGTTAAAATATTTGAAAATAAGATAATTAAATTAACATTGTTGGAACAAGATATTTTAGATTTGGCTAAAGCGGGAAATATCCCACCAATTTATACTCAAGCAGATGGTTACAATAATACAATACAATTGAATGTGTATGGCGACAAGTTAGAGCAAAAGAATGATATTATTAATTCATTTGATTTTTATGAGTCATATCTTTACGAACAATATATTGCTGGGAATTTTGTTTATGACATAAATACCAAAAAATTTATTGAGCCAGCTGATGTTGGATTATCTAATCCAAGGATATCAAATTATATAGATGAATTAGAAACAAATGCAATACAATACGATAGACAAAATCGAGACAGTTTAATCAGTAATACTCCAGAGTTTATTTCTGCAAATTCTGATAATGATGAATATTTGAAGTTTTTAAGTATGGTTGGTCATCATTTTGATAACATTTATCTTTATATTGCAAATTTTAATTTATACAGAGAAATTGGAAGTAATATAGACGATGGTTTGAGCCGTGGATTGTTAAATAACATTCTAAATTCGTTTGGCTTTAAAATTCCTCCAAGTCTTTCTGGAAATAGTGATGAAGCAGATATTACAAATACATATTTGTCAAATACATACAATTCTGGATCTTACGAGTTTTCGTTGGATGATAGAACTAAAATAATCTGGAAAAGAATATTAACTAATCTTCCTGTTATATACAAATCAAAAGGTACCCAAGAGGCTATAAAATACATTTTGTCTTGTTATGGTGTTCCAAGGAATTTGATACAAATAAAAGAATTTGGCGGTGGTTATAATAGGCCTATTATTGAATCGTGGAATGATGTATCTACAAATGTTTATTTGTTGGAATTTACGGGCAGCAACGATGAATATGTAAAGATAAAAGACATTATACCTCATAAATCGGTTGATTTTAAATTCTGGCTTAATACAAGTAATTATAGTGATAAATCTATTGTTCAGTTGTTATCTAGATATAATGTTAGTGGTGATCAAGTATTTTCTTTGGGCATTATAAAGGAAAAAGAAACACTGGGACGGGTTTATGTTATATTTAAATTAGGAGGGGATGAGTTTAAATATGTAACCGATCAATTTTATTTACTTTCCGACGACATAATTGGAGTATTATTTAGAAGAAATTTGATTGATTCGAATTTTGAAAGTGTTATTGATGAAGGTATTATACCAACACAATATGATATTTTGGTGTGTAAAAGAAGTAATGAGTTGACCACCGATTCATTTCAGTATTCATTTTATCTTTCTTCGTCATTTAACACCATTTTTGAAATTAATAACTTTAATATTTTTGGAAATATTACATCATCGGTTACAGGGAGTGGAACATTCTTAGATATTAATTCGATAATACCAGGATATTCTGTTAAAAACTTTATCGGTGCATTAGATAAATTCTCATATAATCTATCTCCTATATCAAATAATACATTTTATACAAAAAACAGAAACATATATTCTTATTACGATGGAAGTCCATCATCTAGCTATGTGAATTCTGTCTTTAACTTTGATTTGGGTTATCCAATTGATATTAGCGTAAGTTCGTCTACGGCAAATGGATTTTTGGTTTATAATAACAATATCAACTATTCTTATTTAACCGCATCATTGTATAATTTTGTTGGTAGTAATTATACGGAAATATTTAATACATCTAGTTGCATGTCACAATCTGTGACGATATTTCCATATCAAACAAAGGATTTTGAAGCTACAATTAAATATGATGTAAGCGGAGTAGGACCATCTAGACTTGAAAATGTAAAAATAAACAGACATTATGAAACTAGAGTAGATAATACGCTTTCACCACATTCTTCAGTTTCACAAAAAGAATCTCAGAATTATTATGAAGATTCCAACAAACTTGGAATATTTTTGGCGCCTACCGATGAAAGAAACAAAGATATATTGGATTTTTACGGAGACACTAACATTATATCGTCGGTAGCTTATCCCGAAGATAGATATTCATCTAATTTTCGCTATAAGTCCTTTAGACTTTTAAGAAATGATTTTTACAATTATGCTAACAAATATAAGGTATTATTTAATGAGTTGTTTGCAATTTATAACATTTATGTTGACAGAAGTATATTTGAAACATTAAAGAATGTATTTCCAGCGCGAAATAAAGTATATACTGGATTATTAATTGAACAAACAATTTTGGAAAGAACAAGAATACCAAATCTTCCACCATTTGTTGATAACATCAATGTGCCGACGGGTTATATAGACCTTCGGAATATTATAAATCATATCAATGGTGGAGAATTTACAAATTTATTATCAACGAATTCAAAAATGATAAAATATCAATATGATGATTCATATGTGGAAAATAATTATTATGGCTTCTCAGATATTAGTGACACTCCTGACAAATATCAACATGGTCTTTTCATAGAATCTGGAAGTGGTATAACTCAATATGATTCTGATTATTATTATGTATATCTGGTTGATGTTCCACTAAAAGTTCATTACACAGATAGAATGAATTTATTGGGTACATTGGAAAAAACTTTTAAACGCGTAGAATTAGTAGAAACAGCATCGGCTTTTAATGCTTCTCCACCTCCTAATTATACTTTATATTATAAAAACTATTACAATAACACTTCGTTTAAACCATTGTCTTTTAGAAAAGAGGCTTATCCAAATTTTAATACTAATGTATTTGTTTCACCTTCGCCTTCTTGGACGGTTAAATCAAGACAAACAAGTATAACAACAATAAATCAATCGAGAAAAACAGATAGAAGCCCGATAATATCAACTGGAACTGGTGGCGTGATTAATACTGGTCAAGTAGGTTCGACCAGTAATGTCGGTGTAACTACAACGGGTGGTGGTGGGTCAGCTATAATTACAGGTGGGGGAACGGCTGGTACAGGCGGTTCAACTGGTGGAACAACCACCACGCCAATTGGAGTGGCTAGTAGCCCAACTCCTACAATTGTGAGATAAGAGAAAGAAAATGTGTGTTTATCTATATGTATTCATAATAGGATTGCTGGAAAAGAACAAAAAATATATAAATAAAAAATATTTTTAACACTATTTATTAAAGGAAGATTATATGTCATATTTGGATAATAAATCAATATTTGTCGATGCGGTCTTAACAAAGAAGGGCAGAGAATTATTGGCAAAAAATGGAAGTCTTAATATTACATCGTTTGCGTTAGCAGACGATGAAATTGATTATTCGTTGTTTGACCCAAATGCTCCATCGGCACAATTATCTGATATCGCGTTGGTAAACACTCCTGTTTTTGAACCAGTTGTTGACGAAACACAGGCATTAAAATTTAAACTAGTTACTTTGGATGAAGGCACAACATTTATACCAACAATAACCATTGCACAGGGAAGTATCAATATAAACTCCACCTATACGGGTAGAATAATTATATCTCCATCCACTACACCCGCAAATTACAATTCCAATTTGGGATATACAGCTATACTTGGTAATAGCAAAGTTGGAAGTTTGATAGTGACTGTCCAAGCGCCATCATTAAATGCTGGCGCAGGAACAACGGCGGTTTTTGCTGGTGATATAAGTTCTGCAAATTCACAAACATTAATTGGTATGGAATTTGCATTTGTTCCTTCTGCTAATTTACAAAATACAACCTCAACAACACTAACCATTATTGGAAATGAAAGTGGAGGCGGAACAACAATTGCAGTAACAGTGACGGTATCTTAAAGAATTTAATATTATGCCAACTTTTAAAGTATATCAACCATTTGAATCTGACGATGTAATAATCGGGAAAACTAGTAGAATTTCCAGTGGATTTTTTCCCGATGGAGATGTATATTATTCACAATCGACATTCTTAACTTCACCATTACAGCTTCAAACTATCACTCCTGGTGGCAGTGTTTATGATATTTTAAATGGATTGTATTATACAGAAGTTTATAATGATAGTGTGACTAATTCTCAATTATTATTTAGTGTTTCATATGGTGAAGTTAATGGAAGTGGCTCTGTATTAGGTAGTCCTGTTCTTAGCACCAAAGCAACATATTCACAATACCGAAATGTTTTACTTGGCAGTGGTGATATTGATGGTTTGTTTAGCTTTCGAACGGGTTCAGTTGGAACAAATGTATACCCAACAGGCTCAGCTATATGTATAATGAATTTTTCCGCTCAATTAATGCGGGATCAAATAGACCCAGGTCAATGGTCTGTTAATATTGGACCATATTCTTTTATTGATGAATTTCCGCTCCTAACCCCATCAGAAAGAAAAGAAAGTAGATTGGTATATGAAATTATATCCGGTTCATTTGATTCTCTTACAGGTCAAACTATTGCAGGTTCATCGGGATACGATGCAATTGGATTATTTTATCCAAAAAGCGGAATAATGGTATTTAATGCGACATATCTGAATGATATAGTTGGTGTGGGGTTAATTCTGAATACTCCTACTATAGATATAAATTCTTTTCAAAAAAATGATGTAGTATTCTATAATGCTTTAAAAAATGCCGGCGGACAAATGCGAATAAGAAAATCAGAGTTTGTTCCATCTACACATTATTTTGTTAGAGTAAAAAATCAAGATTTTAATTATTCTAATAATATTACTTTTGCTCATCAAGAAACAGATGTATCTGGCAGTTTTAACAAGGGGGATATTATTGATTCATTGATTGCGAATCCTATTACTTATGTTACCACTGTTGGTCTGTATAATGATGTAAACGAATTGGTAGCAGTAGCAAAATTGAGCAAACCAACGATGAAATCCTTCGATAACGAGCTTCTAATTCGTATTCGTCTTGACTTTTAATCTAAAATTTATATTATTCTCTTACGCAAATAAGTTAATAAATGTTATATTTATAATTATATGTGGTGCGATAACACAATTGCTATTGGTGGAGAATATGTAGATTATGGACCAAATTGGTTATATGACTATTGTAATACAACAGTTGACCCAATAAGCGGTTCGTTAATATTACTAGAATTAGGATCATTGCAGTATGTTTTAACAGATATAGACAATACTTTTGTTTTTCTTGAATCCTATTTACAAAATATTAACAATCTTCCTCTTCCCTATTTTTTACTTCCATATTACAATCAAGCTGTTAAAAACACGATTCCAACTGGTTCAACTGCGTTTCTGTTGGGATTAGAACAAGGCAGTTGGGATTTTGCTTATATTGAAGAGGGAATAAAGGTTGATAAACGCATTTTATTTAATCCAAACAACGAACCTAGGAATGTAGATGAATCCTATAAGCGAGTTGTTTATAATCAATATAAAAATTTATATTATCCTGATGTCAAGGATCCTACTAAGATGCTTGGATTAGACAATTTAGACATTTTATTAGACAACAAGAATAGACTTTTATATGATGAAATTAAAGTTGTAACAATACCACAACTATATTTTGCTGACAGAATAGAAGAAAATAGTGTGGAAATAGATGAAACGGCAGGAATATCTTCCTATAAAGTCATTGATGATGGATTTGGAAATTTAAAAGCAAAAGATATGTTTTCATTTGTCATTGACGATGTTAACAAAACTATACCGGATTCTAATATCACCATTAAAAACAGAAATATGGGTTATTCTGTTTCTATAAATGATAGATGCGCATTAATAGGGAATCCATGTTTTGAACTAACTGGGGTGGAAGGAAATGTTCAAGTTTATAAATTTAATTCACAAATAAGCAATAGATTTTTTTATGATGGAATATTAAAAAGAAGAACCTTTAGTATATCTGAGGCTGCGCCTTTAATAGTTAAATGTTCAGATTTCGGCAGGTCAGTAGATTTATGTAAAAATGTTGCGGCGGTTTCTTCTATATTGGCTAGATACATATATCCATCGGGCTCAAATGTAGTATATACAGACGCGGGGGTTGTAGAGTTATATAACTTAAATACTGGTTCATATGCTACACCAGCTTATGTAATTTCTTCATCTATTATACCATCCACATATGAAACAGGAAGTGGAACTTTTGGTTGGACAATTTCTTTAAATGATGAATATTTGGCGATTGGCTGCCCGCACACTTATTTGTCGGGCAGTTTATCTTCGGGTAGTTACACTGGAGCAGTATATATTCTTTCTGGAAGTATAACCACAGGGTATGCATTTCATTCACAGTTGACAGGAAGTGATGTTCCCAATGATGTATTATTTGGAAAATGCTTAAAACTTGATAAAAACTATAATAAACTTGTAGTAGGAAATGGAGATAATACATTGGGATCGGGAAGTGTTTATTTATTTGAATTAACTGGTAGTGTGTGGGAGCAAACTTATAAATTTAATCCAACAAAAACAACAGAAAATTTGAATTTCTTGCCTGTTCAACCATATACAACCATTTTAAATGACGCGGATGGGTTTGGTACATCTGTTTCAATTTATTGTTCTTCTTCAACGGATATAAAAGTTGCCGTTGGCGCTCCGTTTGATAGAACTGTTTATGAATTTAGTGGTTCAGGCTGCTATAAAAATGGGGCGGTTTATATCTACGAAAAAGAACGATGTGAAATCCATAGTGCTTCTGTATATGCCTATTCTGGTTTTGTATTTAATCAAACTAGAATTTCTGGGGATGCCGACGCGTTTAAACAAAATATATTTGGTTTTTCTGTTGATATGTGGGGCGATAAAGTCATAGCATCTTGTCCAAAGTATTTTTCAGAATATACCACCGATTATATCTATAATACCTTTTTACAACCTTTCAATTTTAATGACATGGAAGAAATAAATAATGTTGGCATGTTTTATGTGTATCAAAAGGCCGACGATGGTTGGAATGTTTTTGGCAAATACAAGACTAATAAAATTTATTCACATCCATACAATTTTTACGCTTATGCAGTTTCATTATATGAAAATAATCTTATAGCTGGATGCCCAATTGTAGTAGTTGACAATGATAATACTGTTCCAACTAATGTTTATGTTGATGAGTTAAAATATTTGAAAAATCTATGTGGAGATTTTAATATATTTAATTTAGTGGATTATAAACAAACACATTATATTGGAAATGTGTTTTATAAAACAGGAAAAATGATAACATCAACAAGTGGCTCGGTATTTGATTTTATATTTGAATCACCTGTTAATATTTATCCTGAATATAATATATCATTTAATAGCCGACTAAAGCTTTACCAAAAAGAAATTGTATGTACTATAAATCCTGGAGAATTTAACTATAGTACTAATCCAACTTCATATACTTATGAACCATATTCTGATTTTGATTTAAACAGAAACGGAAGATTTGATTTTGATGATTGTGATAAATTATTAAGAATTATCAACTTTAAATTTACATCAAATGAAAGGTGGTGGGAGCATTTTAATTATACAGATTCAAATGGGAATTTTATATTAGATGAATCTTTTGCTACAATCGAAGAGGTTGTTCCTTATAGTTTGTTTAAGTTTTATTTGAATAATAATAGACCGATGGATTCTAAGTTTGGGTCTGTGTCTGAAATTAATACTATGATTAATGCATACGATTCTTTGTTAGACATAAATGACGACGGCGTGGCGGATTATTTAGATGTAAATTTGTTGTGGAAGTTTTTTACAACTACACTAACAATTAATAATTATGAAGCATATCAAAACCAAAAAAGTATAATTTCAAGCCGCAATTCCTTTGATTTAATTTATGCCTATCTATTGGAGGAAACAGGAAAAAATAAACCTGGTAAGATTTTAGATAGATTTTACAGCCGGCCTATGTCAGCTTCTGTTTCCGACACCACATCTTCATATTTGGTGCCATATATAACGACAATAGGATTATATGATGGGGCAGATCTTATGGGTGTAGCTAAACTTGGGACTCCAATACGAAATCAAGGAGTATTTCCGTTGAATTTTATCATAAGATTCGACATATAACCTTATATTTATAATTGTATGATAAAAGACAACATTCTTTCGACTAATACAATCTCTCTCCGAGAGAGATATGCAGATTCAGCGCATTCAAAGGTTGGTAAAATAACACCAAATGAAACGCCAATATTAGGTGTTTATAATAAATCCAAAGAATCTAAATTTGTTAAGATTTCTCCAAATGAAACCCCTATATTGGATACATTTAATAAATCAGACCATTCTAAGTTTATAAAGCATACGCCTGATGAAACGCCTATCCTTGGAACTTTTAATAAGTCAGAGCATTCTCATTTTGTAAAGCATACACCAGACGAAACGCCTATTCTTGCCACTTTTAATGCATCAGACCATTCTAAGTTTATTAAACATACACCAGATGAGACACCAATTCTTGCTACTTTTAACGCATCGGAGCATTCTCATTTTGTAAAGCATAAGCCAGATGAAACGCCAATTCTTGCTACTTTTAATAAATCTGGTCATTCGAATTTTGTAAAACATACACCAAATGAAACGCCTGTATTAGCTTTGTATAATTCATCGGGACATTCTACAGAAATTGACACTACAAAATATTATCCTTAAAATTTTTGGATTCTAATTCTACCGCCAACATATTCATTGTAATAACTAGAATCAAATAGTGCATTGGCAAGTATTATTTGTTTCATTTCTTCATAGTTAAGTTCAGATTTGGATTTGCGCCAATATAAAATTTCAAAGAGGAAATTATCTTTACCAATTTTTTGTATATCTTCTTGTAGTTTCTTACAACTTCCCGTATAGGATTTCCAATCGGAGGCTTTTGTAGATCGTCGTTTGTTTACACGACCCTTTAGAGGCTTCTTGGAGACTTTAAATTTCAACAATTTTTTGCCCAAATATTTTTTATCGTTAGTGAGATTGGTTATTTTATAAATAAATCCGATACTATTTTCCGGCGGTTCTTCTTTTACAATCCAATGGCCATAGTCATTCATGAAAATATATAGTATTATTTTTATATAAAAAAATCAAATGGTCTTTAATATAAATCGACTAAATCAATTATCGTGGTAAACTTGTTGTATGTTATTGCAGGAAGATATAATATCTGTTTTAAATAAAGTACTTAAACAAAAAGGACGAATTAGAAGGGGAGAAGACCTTGTATATTTTTGTCCTGCTTGTAACCATTATAAAAGAAAGCTTGAAGTAAATATATTTACTGGCAAATATCATTGTTGGGTTTGTGGCTTTTCAGGATTATCATTTAAGACATTGTTTAAGAAATTAAATGCTCCGCCGGAAGCGTATTATATAATTAAAGAGAGTTATAAACTAAAGCCTAAAGATGAAAATGAAATAGACCATTTATTTGACACAAAAGAAAAAGAACGGAATGTTGTAAATTTTTTACCAAAAGAATTTAAACCAATTTATCTTCCACAGAAATCAATAGAATATAAACATGCGATAAATTATTTAAAGAAACGCGGAGTTACAAAATTCGATATGTATAGGTATAACATCGGCTATTGTGAAATAGGAAAATTTGCAAATAGAATTATAATACCTTCATATGATTCAAATAACAATTTGAATTTTTATTCCGGAAGAAGTTATTATGATAGTTGTAATTTTAAGTATCAAAATTGTGATTTTTCAAAGGATATTGTTGGGTTCGAATCAAATATTAACTGGAAAGAACCGATTACCTTGACGGAAGGTGCGCTTGATGCAATTGCAATACGATATAATGCTATTCCATTATTCGGAAAGAGTATGTCAGGCAAACTTAAAAAATGTATAATAGATAATGCTGTTTATAAAATTAATGTAATTTTAGATGATGATGCAATTAAGGATTCTATCAATATTTATGATCAGTTATCTTCTATGGGAGTGAAAAAGATACATATTATAGTTTTAAAGGATAAAGACCCATCAAAAATGGGATTTGAAAAAATAACAGAAGTAATTGATAACTCTGAAGCACAAACATTGTCGGATATGTTGAAATTAAAGATAAAGTATTCATAAGTTATGGTAACATATTTAAAAAATGACATTAAAAATTTTGTAGGGATTTTGCAGGTTGCAGATATTCATCTTAGACTTACAAAACGGCACGATGAATATCTACTTGCTTTTGATAAATTGTATTCTGCTATTAAACTTACGCCGCCGGAAACAGTTGTGGCTGTTCTTGGTGATGTGTTTCATTCCAAATCAGATTTAAGTCCGGAATGTGTAGAGTTTGCAAGTGAATTTCTTAAAGCCATTGCTGATTTGCGTCCGACTATATTGGTGGCGGGAAATCATGATGCTACTCTTTCAAACCGAAATAGATTGGACAGTTTAACGCCAATAGTAAATGCTTTAGACCATAAGAATTTATACTATTTAAGAGATACAGGGTTATACACTTTGGGTGACATACTATTCAATAATATGTCTATATTTTCTCCTCCCGAAGATTATATTAAAGCAAAAGATATACCAAAAATATATCGAAATAACACCAATTATCTTATTGGATTGTTTCATGGACCGGTTAATAATGCAATAACAGATATTGGCTATGTTGTCAGTAATCGCAGTATAACATTAAATACATTTGATGGACATGAAATTGTTCTTTTGGGTGATATTCACAAATATCAACTACTTCAAAGGTATAATTCAAACAATGACAAGCCGGTTGTGGTCTATCCTGGGTCATTTGTACAGCAAAATCATGGTGAAGATGTTTCTGGCCATGGTTATGTCGTGTGGAATTTAAAAACAAAGGCTTTTAGGCACTTCGAAATACCAAATGAATATGGATTTTATACCATAGAAGTTAACAAAGGAAAATTGGTAACGGATATTAAAGATATTCCTAAAAAGGCGCGCTTAAGAATTAAATGCTTTGAATCGGTTATTATGGAAGTGAAATCGGTATTGGCGGCTATCAAAGAACACACAGATATTTCTGAGGTTACTTATTTTAGAGTAGATGATGGCAGCTCATTGAAAAATATAATCAACACAGCGAATTTAAAATTGAGCGACATAGGCTCAGTTGATTATCAAAATGAGTTAATAAAAGCATTTTTAACCAAAAAGTTTCCTGATAAGAAAATAACCGATGAAGAATTTAATAAGGTTTTTGAAATTAATAAACAGCTTAATGCGTTAATTGAAAAAGACAATCTTGTTAGAAACATTCGTTGGCGTCCTAAGAAATTTGAATTCAATAATATGTTTAGTTATGGTGAAGGAAATGTAATAGATTTCACCAATATGAAAAATACGATTGGATTATTTGCACAAAATACCGCAGGAAAATCTTCAATACTATCAGCCTTGAGTTTTTGTATTTTTGATAAATGTGACAGAGCATTTAAAGCATCCCATGTATTAAACAGCCAAAAAATGTCATTTGATTGTAAGTTTAATTTTGAAATAAATGGTGTGGACTTTTTTATAGAAAGAAAGGGAATAGCTGATAAAAAAGGTATTGTAAAGGTTGATGTAAAGTTCTGGAAAGAGGAAAATGGTAAAATAACCGAGCTTAATGGTGAGGCCAGACGCAGTACTAATGATATTATAAGGGACTACCTTGGCACATATGACGATTTTATCCTAACAGCGCTGTCCATTCAAAATAATAAGGCAGGTTCGTTTGTGGATATGGGTCAAACAGAAAGAAAGGATTTATTATCACAATTCATGGGATTGACCATTTTTGACAGTTTATATCAAGAATCTGTTGATAAATTGAAGGAAATCAATGGGGAATTGAAGTCTTACAATCTTTTAGAAACGGATATCTATGAAACAATTAGAATTCTATCTGAAAAAATAGAAAAAACTGATGTTTTGTATAAAAAAGAATCTGGATTATATGAATCATTACAAGCCGATAAAACATTGTTAAATGATAAAATCATAGAGCAAAATAAAAAATTAATTAAATTGGAGATTGATGTTCCAAAAGATGTGAATGATTTGATTTCAAAGAAAAATGTCGTGGGGGCTAAAATCTCCAAGTATGATTATGAGATTAAAGAATTAAAATCGGACAATGAATCCTCACAGAATGATTTAAATTCTGTGCTACTAAAGATAAAAACTTCGGTTGATAGTAATATAGACAAAAGACATGAAGAATTTGAAACTTTAAATGAAGAATTAAATCAGAAAAATAACGAATTAGAAACTCGAAAGATTGTTATCAAGTCTAAGCTTGATAAAATTAACAAATTGGAAAAACACAAATATGATCCTAATTGTAAATTTTGTGTGGATAATGAATTTGTAAAAGATGCTATTTTGGCAAGAGATACGATTGGTCAAGATAAAAAAGAAGTTGATGATTTTATAAAGGAATATGATGCGCTTAGCAGTAAAATCAAATCCACCTCTGGAATATTAGACGAATACACTACATATGAAAACGATTTGGAACTTAAAAACAGATTGGAAAATTCTGTTAAAGATACATGCAATTCTATATTGAAATTGGAAAACTTAATGTCCGGAGAATCTAAAAAATTATCTGAGATAGAACAGAATATAATACTTTACCACCAACAAAAAGACGCTATTGAAAATAACAATGCGATTGAAAAAATCATAACTTCCATTGATGACGAAATTGATGAATTGGATAAGAAAATTAAGAATAAAAATAAAGAAGTAATTTCTATAAATTCTGAATTGGTTTCCATCAAAAAAGACAAAGAACTTCAAGAGAAGAATGTTCAAAAAATAAAAGAATTGGAAGCGAAAAAATCTGCTTATGAGCATTATGTTTTTGCTGTTTCTCGCGATGGTATTCCATTTGAATTGATTTCTCAAGCAATTCCTGTGATAGAACGGGAAGTCAACGAAATATTAAGTCAAATAGTAGAATTTACCGTAAACATTCAAACCGATGGTAAAAATGTAATAACTTATATATGTTATCCAGATAAAAAATGGGCATTAGAGTTATCAAGTGGAATGGAAAGATTTATAAGTTCGATTGCGATTAGAACAGCGTTAATCAACATATCAAATTTGCCTAGGCCTAATTTTTTGGTTGTTGACGAAGGATTTTCAGCTTTGGACGCTTCAAATTTGCCAGCATTGTCAACATTGTTTTCGGTTCTTAAAACCCAATTTGACTTTTTGATTATAATAAGCCATTTGGATGCAATTCGAGACTTTGTGGACTCAAGAATGGAGATAACTAAGGAGAATGGATTTTCTAAAATAGTGTATTAATAGATATATATATGTATAATATATGTCTAATGTCCGTACAATCAGTGGTACAAAATATGACCTTTTGCGTTTAAAGGTAGATATTGAAGATACCAATTATAGATCTGAGTATTTTACCGTATCAGATTTAGCAGATACTTTGACCTCTGGAAAGACATTTTTTACCATAAATGGGTCAGATAAGTTAAAGAAAAACTCTAATATTTTGGTAGAAGTTCTGGATTCCAAGGGTACTGTCCTTTTCTATGAATTAACAAAATCCGGATATCATCTCTATCGAGACACAACCGATCTTGTTGTTGCGATAACGGTATCTGATAATATTAGTCCGGGTCTTGGAAAGATTGTTTTGGTTGGTACTACAGCCAACGGCAAATCAGTAAGATGGTCTACGAATATTAAGATTAATCCAGCATTGGATAATTCTTCTCGAATAATATATTTAAAAACTCCTGAACTTTTCACACAAGAAGTATTATCATATGTTTTAAACGAAGCGCTCTCTACTACTATTCAAAACGATGCGATTTTATCAGGGAATGCTACTGGCAGTTCTTTATTTCCAAAAAATTATTCTGATTATGATTCTTTCTATCAAAAAGATACTTCTTTTTCTTATAAATTATACGCATATAGTATAGTATCAACTCTTGGTGTTGATAATGTTTTTGATTTGGAAAATATCAACACACCTATAGATTTATATGTAACAAAAATTTCATATTTAAACAATGAAAATAATATTGTAACACTAAATGTAAGTCTTACCCAGTCATTTTTAATACAAAGTGTAGTCAATAACAATACAGTGGTATTGAATAAACCTTTTATATATTCATTTTCTGGAATTAATCAGATAGTTCCTGTTGTTGAATCAAAATTTATTAATAATTATGTATCTTCAACATATATTACTACTTCACAATTGATAACTTCTGCTGATCCTGATGGTGCGCCTAATCCTTCTGTATTTCAAACTAGTACTACTTCAAGCGCAAGTCTTCGTGAAGGATTTTTAGATGTAACATATAAAGCAATTAAACCATTTACTGGAAAAGCTGCTAGACATAAAATTTATCGAAGAAGTTTAAATAAATCGTCGGGTTGGACTAATATGGCTGATGAGCCATTGTTTAATACAAATATTTTAATAGATGATGTTACCGTAAATAGAGCATACAAAGATTTGGGAATCTATTATAACCAAAATCATATAAGCACATATTACTATTCAAGCTCTGCTCTTATTTCTATGTCATATGATTCATCCGTAAAACTGAATTCAATGAATGTAGTTTGCGGTGGATTGCCTGATTATAATTTAAGTCAAAGTAATTATATAATATTAAAAAATAATAGTTCATTGCTTACATCAAACACATATAAATCTACATATGTGCCTTATGATTCTTCATCTTTTTTAACTAAAAAAGGTGCGGCGTATGACAGCAATTTTATAAAATTCTATAAACAAACAAATTATTTGTTTTCAGCAGATTTGGAATTAGCATCGTTGTCGTCATCGGCCGATGCAAAATTAATATTTTATTTAACCGGTTCATATAATTTGCCATATGTTGGCACAGAAACAGCTTATGTAGAAGGGCGTGGAATAAAATTAGCAGAATATCCGGTAAAGCGTGGTGTTAATTATGTTAAATTTAACGCTGCGGATGTTGGTTCATTATTTGCTTTTAATAATGATTTAATAGGTACTGTTTCTATAGTTCCTGTAAATTTAGCATCATTTAAAATATCTAATTGGAACATATATACTTATTCAGAATTTGGTTGTTCTCCGGATTTATATATAACTCGCATACCATTTCCAGTAACTATTAAAAATGAACAATTTGAATTAAAATTTGAATTGCTTGATATAAATTCAAAACTTGTATATTCTTTTCCCAATAAAATAATAAATTTTGACCCAAATGGCTATACTTTATACAAAAATATAACTTCTAATTATTCCGTTTCTTCATTGAGTAGTTCTTATACAACAACTGCAAGTTGGGCATCAAAAACTATAAGTGCATCATATGCTTTGACCAGTTCATATGCACTATCTTCAAGTTGGGCGCCAAGTTCGACAAATATAAGTTCATCATATGCTTTGACAAGTTCATTTGCTGTATCTGCAAGTTGGGCGCCAAGTTCAACATTTATAAGCGCATCATATGCTTTGACCAGTTCATATGCGTTAACAGCAACCAGTGCATCTTATGCCCCTGGTGCACCATCAATAAGCGCATCATATGCATTGACCAGTTCTTATGCGATTACATCCAGTGAATCGGGGACGGGTTATAATGGAAATAGAACTATAAAACGCAGTCCATATACCACTTTAAATGTAGGAGGTACTTCCTTGAAAGATTTTATTGAAAATTTCTTTTTTCCTTTTGTTCCCGCTACGGTGGCAATTTCAAGTGGTGGTACAACATATTATGAAACTGGTTCGAACCAAAATATTTCAGTTGTATCAACAATAACAGCTAATGATGAAATAACATTTGGTTCATCAAGTGTTTATAGGGATTCTGCTGCTTGGAATACGACAGGTTCACCAAGTCCTTTGATTTTTACATTTACGGATACAACTATATCTTCAAGTCACACTTATCAAACTAGTACTCAAACTAATAATAATGGTTCACCAACAGTAATAAGTTCAAACACTAAGACGGCAACTTTTATTTATCCATATTTATATGGTATGAGTGTAACAGCCGGATTGTCAGGAGTGGCATTATATACAGGACTTTCTGGAAAATCAATAACACCACAAGGCAGTAAAACATTTAATTATAGTGGAACGGCGGTATATATGTATTTTGCATACCCAGCATCATATTCAGATTTGGTATCTATTTTAGACCCAAATAGTTTTCAAGTAATTGGAAGTTTTCAATATTCTGGGTCTGTTCCTGTAACCAGTTCTGGATTGTCAACAGATTGGATGCAAACATATAAAGTGTATAGAACAACATTAGTTGCATCGCCAAGTGGTAATTTTATATTTAGTTAATTTATGTCAATAACATTAATAGATGGATTTATAAATACAGCAGCCTTACCGGTTGATTTAAAATCGGTGTGGGCTTCAACCTCCAGCTTGTATACATCCTCAGCAGGTGGATTCATATCTTCTTCATGGCGTTATGTTGGTATGACTGTTTACTGCCAAGACGCATCTTCTTCATATCAATTGATTGACGGAGTAGTCGATGCAAATTGGGTTAAACTTACCACAGGAAGCAATTATATTTCTTCTAGTTATGCCTTAACTTCTTCATACACATTAACCGCTAGTTTTGTGTCCGGAAGTAGTGGAAATGCCGCTTCCGCTTCTTATGCCTTAACAGCATCATATTTAAATCCTGGCACATATAGTATTACTTCAAGTTGGTCTAATAATTCCATATCAGCATCGTATGCTCTATCAAGTAGTAATGCAATTAGTTCTTCATGGGCTTTAACCGCCAGTTACTTTAATGATATTGACTTAACAGTACCTAGTGCTTCATGGGCATCTTCTTCGATTAGCTCATCTTATGCTCTATCAAGTTCTTATGCAACAATAGCAACAAGTGCTTCAGCCGCGACAAGCATTACTTTTACGCCAACTACAGCATCATATGCAATAAGTTCTTCTTGGGCTTTAACCGCTAGTTACTTTAATGATGTTGACCTAACAGTGCCTAGCGCATCATGGGCATCTTCTTCGATAAGTTCGTCTTATTCTTTGTCAAGTTCCTATGCAGAAGTAGCAACTAGCGCCTCTTACGCAACCGCTTCATTCCAAACTGTGAGCGCATCCTTTGCTACGACTTCTTCATGGGCGTTAACAGCTAGTTACTTCAATGACATTGACTTAACAGTGCCTAGCGCATCATGGGCATCTTCATCAATAAGTGCTTCATATACATTATCAAGTTCCTATGCAGTAACAACGACCAGTGCATCTTACGCTTTATCGAGTTCCTACGCAGCAACGGCAACTAGCGCTTCAACTGCAACAAGTATTACCTTTACACCAATAACGGCATCATATGCAACGACAGCTTCGGCTGCTACAAGCATTACTTTTATACCAACAACCGCATCATTTGCAACAACAGCAAGTTGGGCACTAACCGCAAGCTATTTTAATGACATTGACTTAACAGTACCTAGTGCCTCTTGGGCATCTTCCTCAATAAGTGCTTCATATGCCTTATCAGCGTCATGGGCTCCTGATTTAACTATAACTCAAGTATCGGCTAGTTATGCCCTAACAGCAAGCTGGGCGTTAACAGCTAGTTACTTTAATGATGTTGACTTAACAGTACCCAGTGCATCTTGGGCATCTTCATCAATTAGTGCTTCCTACTCGACCACCGCAAGTTTCGCTCCAAATCAAAGCATAATGATACTTGGTTCGGGTACTTGTTCAACACAACGGAGTGGCAGTGGTAATACTGCTAGTGGTAATTGTTCGACAGTAGGTGGTGGCGTTGGTAATACTGCTAATAGTGTTTATTCAACTATTGCGGGTGGTGTCAACAACGCCGCGTATTGTACCGGACCAACAATTGGTGGTGGTTGGA